TCTTAGTGATATTACTGGAGTTATTGATGAAAAAGATTCTATTATTGGACCAGACTCTTACAAGTCTATTGTATTAGATTCTGTTGAACTTAAGGCAAGGGTCAAGAGAGCATTTAGAGGATTCGATGGTTCTCAAACTACATTTGACCTCACGATTGAAAATGGCACCGAATACTTCCCAGACCCAGAGGGTCATATGCTAATCTTTATTAATGGTGTTCTTCAACCACCAGGAGGAACTAATGCATTTACCGCATTCTCTAATCAAATTCAATTTACGGAAGCGCCTGAAAATGGAGCGTCGTTTACTGGATTCTATATTGGTAAACTGAGACAACTTGATGACATTTCATTCGAGTTTGACTCTTTACGCCAGTCCTTTAACCTTAAGCGTAATGAAATATTCTACTCACTGACTCTGACTGAAGGTGTACAATCCAGCGTTATTAGACCTGAAAATAATATCATTGTTTCATTGAATGGTATCATTCAAGAACCTGGAATTGGTTTTGAGATTGTCGGTTCTAGAATTATCTTCTCGGAAATTCCTCGCGTAGGTTCCACATTTGTAGCATTCTCTTATGTTGGTTCTGAAGCAGACGTTGATGCTGCAGAAGTCGTACCTCCAATTGAAGCGGGTGATTTGATTGAGATTCAAGGTGAGACTTCAGATAGAGAAGTTGCTGTTATTGAGTCTTCAAATTCTCTAATCACATTTGACTATCTTGGTTCTGTATTTGGAAAGGATGCAATTGGTCGAGCAAATCTGTTAACTGGATTTATTGATAAGGTTCAAATTACTTCTGGAGGTTCTGGTTATACATCTAGACCTACAGTAAGAATTGACTCCATCTCTGGTTTTGATGGTAACATCAGAGCAATTCTTGGAGTCGCTGGTGTTGAACTTTCTTCTGCTGGTAGCGGATATAAAAATCCTGCTGTTGAGATTGAAACAGTTGTTCCTGATGATTGGACTGCTCCAGACCTCTCTCTATATGGAGAAGAGGTAATTGACGCAGAAATTCTTCCATAACAAATCCCATAAATAACTAAAAAGTATAGTACGCAATGGCTAAGCAAACTATCGGCATTGGTTCGGTCGCAAATGATAATACTGGTGATACCCTACGGGTAGGTGGCGATAAAGTCAATGACAATTTCAATGAAATTTATTCTGCCATTGGAAATGGTTCGACACTGACTGTTAGTGTCTCCAATCCAGCTGTTGGACAAGTATTGAGATATAATGGTACGACATTTCTTCCATCGGACTATACTAATTTAACAGCAGCATTGGATGTTAATGGTAATTCTATAGTTTCCTCATCTAATGGAAATATTAATATTGCTGCAAATGGAACTGGGGACATAATTTTTGGTGCTGGTGGCATTACCAGTACTTTTGATGGTGCTACTGGCATTGTAGATTTTCCAACAAAAGTATATTATAAAAACGAATATTCTTCTCTAGCAAATGCTCCTGCTGCTGCTACTTATCCTGGATACTTTTTTACTGTAGATGGTGATGATAATCCATATGTTAATATCAATATCACTGCTGGTGGTGTTGGCGATACCCGAGCATCTCTACTGACACAGTATTCTGGAATTAATTCTCTCTCTGATGTAGATACAACAACTGCAACACCTACTAATAATCAGGTTCTCAAGTGGAATGCTGCTAGTAGTAAATGGATTCCTGGTGATGATGTTGCTGGTATATCCTCTTTGAATTTGTTTGCTACTGTTGCTGGAGACTCTGGTTCTACAACAGCAGATTCTCAAACGGATACCCTTACTATTGCGGGCGGAACTAATATTGTTACATCAGTTTCTGGTGATACAGTGACCATTGATTTCAATGGCACCTTAACTACAACTTTAGCTGCTCTGACGGATACTAATGTAAGTGGTATTACACAAGGAGACTCTCTCTTTTATAATGGCACTTCTTGGACAGTAGTTCGTAGTCCAATTGTTTGGTGGGATTTGGGTGCTAATGGTACGGCAGATTACACTTTTAGTGGACCTGGATTTACTGGAGCAACAAATGACCCTACATTATATGTCTCTAGGGGATTTACTTATGCATTTGATAACACCGCAAATGGTCAAACACATCCCTTCAGAATTCAGTCAACTCAAGGATTAACTGGAACTCCATATACCACTGGTCAAAGTGGCAGCAGCACTGGAGTTTTATATTGGACTGTACCGATGGATGCCCCTGCTACATTGTACTATCAATGTACATCGCACGCTGCAATGCAAGGAACAATTAACGTAGTAGTTTGATATAAATGGCAAGAACTGTACCTGGAACTGGCGCTGTCATCGAACCTATTTTCGATGATGTTTTTGGTGTTCGCGCAGTAAAAGTTGTTAATGGCGGAACTGACTATGACCCAGCAGACCCTCCACGATTAACAATTACTGGATGTGGTATTCCTGAAAGAGAGGCACTTCTTTATCCAATTATCGATGAAGACTCTGGTAGAATTATTCATGTTCGCGTTTTAGATAGAGGTAGAGGATATGATCCTCTACGATTGGAAATCATTCCAGAACAGGAAACTCCAAGTGTATTAACATCGTTTGATGTTAATAGAATTTGGCAAAATAATCCAAACTCCCAAACACAAGCAAATTTTCAAGTAATCAATAACGACATTTCTGATAGATTACGAATAACCTCTGATAATCACCCCAAACCTTCCAATCATATTTTGGAAGAGAGACAACCAGGTGGGTCTGATTTAATAGTTGATAGAAATTTTGACCAGACCTTTATCTATAGAGGTGGTAAAGACGTACCGAATCCTGGAACCAGAGAATTATATTCAAATACTCCAATTGGCATTATGGCGAATGGAGTTCTTTTACATACTCCAGAATGGGGAACCGATGGCAATCCACCAACTGATTATGGTATTGATGCGGTAAAGTACCCATATTTGAAGCAGAATAACGATTATGATGCAGTTATTGATGAAAGCACTTATTACTATCAGAATAGTAAGTTAATTAATGAATTTTCTTTAAGGAATGGCGTCTTTGAAAATGGTAGGCAGGTAGTCGCTACATGGAACGTAAAAGTTGAATATGATAATATTATGCTACCAGTTTCTGATGTAGATGAAACATTAGGACAAGTTCAAGTTGGTAGAATTATTACACAAATTGGGGGGAGTTCTAGAGGAGAAATTTCTAAAGTTGTAAGAAATCAACAAAATATAGTCACTAGGATTTATGTTCGTTCTGTAACTGGTGATGCTTTTGAAGATGGTGAATTATTCTTAGGTTCAAACGGATTTACCTTTACTGTATCCGATGACCCTATTACATTTCCAAACGGAATATTTTATATTGACTTTGGAACCGATGCAGAAGATTTTGGTCCATTTGTTCCTGGACAATATTATTTTGCCCCAGAGAATATTCAAGTTCCTGCCAATTATTTAATTATTTGGAATCAAGATAATTCCTCTAATCAACCATCAGAAACACATGCTTTTGGTCATCCGATGCAATTTAGCACCACTCAGGATGGTCCTCTTAATAGCAATCCTGGTACTTTATATTATAATAGCACTGGTCTATCCGAAGCCCCTTCTGCGGACTACGAAAACGAATTCAGACCTCTGTTTTTAATGAATTCTGATGAATCTAACAGAATTTATTATCATTGTAAATATCATCGCCACATGTCTGGGTATATTGGTGATGAAGGATACATGACTCTTTCACCAGTTGCAAACCAAGAAGAAATTGTAAACAATTATTATGTCGAAAATTTCTTCAGAGGTAGAACAACAATTACCCCAGATAATTTGGATGATTATAATAGCATTCTACAAGGAGTTATATTAACTAGTGGTGGCACTGGTACTAGTTCTAATGATGGATTTAATATTGGTACTCATTTTCGATTTAATGGTAGTGGAAGTAGAATACTTGTATTTGAGTTAGACTTAAGGAATACTCAAACACTTGATGTAGAAGTAATTAAAGGTAACGACTCTAATGGCGGTGAACTTCCTGATGGTGGTAGTGAAGAATTAAGAATCTTTTTTGGTGGAACTGTTTATGGTTCTACTGTATTGGCAGCGCATGAAGATGCCTCAGACGGACTCGACACACTGACAACACTTAGAATTGGTGTTCCTCCAGATTCTAGAAATGAAAATCAACTAGTTTACATTTATCAACCTAGCAATAGTGGTAGCATCTTTGACCATTGGGGTGTTAGAAATATTACTTTTGGTGGTGGTGATTCTGACTATGCAAGACATCCTGATGGTCACTCTAAGGTTTTGGGGATGTCTTTTGATGGATATCCAATTTACGGTCCCTATGGATACTTAGATACGTTAAAGACGGTCGGACGAATGACATCTTCATATCGTCTAAGAACTACTGATGAACTTCCTGGTAGTCGTCCGCAGGTTGTAGAAGCAGAGACTATTACATATACTGTAACTGTTTCTAATGGAGAATTTTTATTTGATGGTACTAGACCAAACTTTTTGAACCTGTTTAGAGGAAAAACGTATATTTTCAATCAAAACGATTCCTCTAATGATGGTGAGCAACTTCTGTTGTCAGAAAGTAGTGATGGTTGGCATAGTGGAAATTTAATTGGTGCTGTTGCGTACTTGTATTCAGCCCCACATTTTGCCACATACTATCTAGATGGTTCTCAAGTAACATATGATAATTACATTGGTGGATTTAATTCGGCAACAACTAGAGAAATTAGATTCTTGGTTCCTGTAGATGCACCTAGAGCATTGTATGCTTTTGCATATTCTACAAGTGGTCTGGGTATCAGATTGGTACAAGATGGTTATCTTCTTGGAGACTTAGTAGAAGATTACATCTATGATGAAAGTGAAGGTATATTGGATGAGTATAACGGTAGATTTGCATCTACACCAGAATATCCTAATGGAACTTATGCATACTTTTTAACGGAAGATGAATTGGGCAATCCAAAATATCCATATTGCATTGCTAAAAGATTTTATGGGGCACCTTTATTTGAGGGCGACTCAGTTCCTTCTTTGAGTAGTCAATTCCCAACAGGAGCATCTGGAGATATTGTATTAAATGATGATGGGTCAATTTCATACATTAAAATGACTCAAAAGGGTGATAATTATTTTGGACCCGCTCAAGCTAAAATCTTAGGTGGAGAGGGTAGTGGAGCCGTTGGCACTCCTATTGTTCAAACTGTTACTGGATTGTCATTATTGAATGAAGGTAGAAATTATCAGTCGCCACCAACTCTTATTTTTGAAGGTGGGGGAGGTCAAGGTGCTCAAGGCGCAGCAGAAATTGATACTTTAGGTAAGGTATCGTCTATTGATGTTGTAGATGAAGGTGAGTTTTATCAAGAACCTCCATTTATTTTGGTTACTGGTGGAGGTGGTATTGGTGCTAAAGCTATAGCAACCGTTGACCAGGGAGTTATTACTGGTATTGAGGTTACCGATCCAGGAAGAGGTTATACTAGTCAACCCTCTATTATTTTCACCAAACTAGTAAACTTAAAACGTAAAACGAGAGCAAGACAAGCATTTAATTCTGGTGCAATATTCTTAACTGGATTGGTTAAAGATGTTGCTGCCGATGATTCCGAAATTTTTGTAGACTCAACGGATGCATATCCTGGTTCGGGAGAAATTATTCTCAATGCAGAGACTATAACATATACTGCTAAATCTCAAGGCAGATTTTCTGGTTTGACAAGGGGTGTAAACTTTAATTATGACCAAAGGGTAATTTTAGATGCTGGTCAAAATGACCCAAATGGAATTTCCTTGTACAACTTTAATGTTGGTGATAGAGTTATTCGTAGAGTTGAAAGTGCTAATAACAAAGTTGCAAAAGTATACGATTGGAATCCATCAACAAGAGAACTTTTAGTAACATTTGAGGTTGATGAATTAGCATTTATTGATGGTGGAATTCCTTCTACTGAAGATGCTATTGTTCAATTTGATGCTGGTCTTGCAGATAGTGCAAGTTCTGCGTTTTTACCCCATGTTATTCTTACTGAGGTAGGTTCTACAATTCCACTTTTGACAGTTCCCTTGGGTGTATTACAAGATAGGGCATTTGAGGACGATGATGAACAAGATGGTGCTGGTGATGGCATTCCAGATTTGGTTAATACTGGAACTGACTATGAGAATCAAATCAGTCTTGATGGTGGAATTTATAATTCTTTATATGGTATTGAAGAAACTCAGGGAGGACAAAATACAACACTATTCCAAGTCGGTGATAGCATCAAGGATGGTAGTATTCCATTCAAATTTGCAAATATTGTCTCTGCTGGACAATTGACGGATGGTGTTGAGCACACCGCTCTACTAACCATTCAAATGGATCCTAACTTTAGTAACGGACAAAACTATGGAGTAAATGAAGTTGTGACTGGAGTTATTTCTGGTGTGAGAGCAACAGTAGTATCTTGGGACCCAGCAACTTCTATTTTAGTAGTTGGTAATATAGTTCCATTCAATACTGGAAACATTAATGTTGGCATTGCTGGATATTTGTATGAGTTTTCTCAGAAAAACACTATCGTTGATTTTGTTATACAAAATCCAGGAACAAATTATACAGCAACTCCTACAATAACAATTGAAAATCTTGGGGATATTCAAGCAACTGCAACTGTCAATATGACTACAGCGGGAGACCAAGTTGATTCGATAACTATTACAAATGGAGGATATGGAATTGAGCAATATGTTGACGGTTCCTATAATATTCATCCCACAGTAACCTTTACAAATGACCCTGGAGATACCACTGGCTCTGGCGCTATAGCACAAGCAGTCATGGGTGGTGAATACCTTACTGGCAACGGTGGCGCTTCTTATAGAATCAAGAGCATTGAATATCAAACATTCATTCGTTCGTAACCTTCATAAATAAACAAGAGGACAATAGTACCCTAGGAAATGGCAGCTCTATTAACTGATCAGTTTAGGATTTATTCCGCGAGGAAATTTATTAAATCTCTGGAAGGTCCTGATGCAACTCAAAGTGATGATGTTGCTGGGGTCAATCGTGACCGTCTGTATATCTTTATTGGCAGACCTCAGATTTGGGATAACGAAAACTCCCCCCCACAAGCGGTGGATTCTTTTCAAGAATTCTCAAACTCATATGATGATATGATTTCTCTTAAGAGAGTTCTTGCTTCGGATACCGTTCAGGTTGTTCGCCGCATTGACTGGGTTTCTCCAGAACAAACTACTGGTGGACTTGGTTTTACATATGACATGTATCGTCATGATTACTCTCCTAGTAAAACTGCTTCCTCGGGTGCCACTAAACTGTATGATTCCGACTTTTATGTCGTAAATTCTCAGTACCAGGTATATAAGTGTATCTATAATGGCACTGCTCCTTCCGACCCCAATGGCAAACCTTCTACGGTTGAACCTACTGGCACTTCTACCAGTATTATTACCACTGGAGATGGATATCGTTGGAAGTATATGTATACCATTCCCGTTGCATCCGTTCTTAAGTTCTTTTCGAACGATTATATGCCTGTTTTTACCAATGATGCGGTAAAGACTAACGCAGTTGCTGGAGAAGTTGATACTGTTGTCATTACGTCTGCTGGTAGCGGATACAACAATGGAACGTATGATAATGTTTCCATCAACGGTGATGGTACTGGTGGTCGTGTTTCTATTGTTGTTGATGGTGGTAAGATTATTTCTGCAACAGTAACTTCTGGTGGTACTGGGTATACATTCGGTAAAATCAGCGTCGATAATATTACTGGTATTGGAACTGGTACTGGTGGAATTGTTGATGTTATTATTCCCCCTCCTGGTGGTCATGGTGCAGACTCTATTGTTGAACTCGGAGCTTTCCGAGTAATGGTAAATGCCAAACTTTCTTATGATGAAGGTGCTGGCGATTTTCCAGTAGACAACGATTATCGTCGTATTGGACTTGTAACAAATCCACTCAAATTTGGTACAGAAGAACTTATTGCAGACCTGACAGTTTCTGCTACGAAAGCGGTTATTTTTTCTCCGACTTTCCAAGGAAATTACGTTCCTGATGAAATCATCACGCAAACTCGTGTTGTTGGTGGCACTAATGTCACCGCTCGCGGACGTGTTATTTCTTGGAATCCAACAACTAAAGTTCTTAAATATTATCAGAACTCTGTAGACGGTATCTTCCCAGAAGTTACTGGCACGCAAAATGAGTTTGATGGGTCTAACGTCGTTAGTGGTGCTACTTCTGGTGCTGCTGGACAACCCGATGTTAATTTCCCAGCAGTTCCCAATTCTTCTTCTAGAACTATTAACAATACTGAGTATGACTTGGGGATGAAATTTAATAATGGATATGCTAAACCTGAAATCAAATCAAACAGCGGTCAGGTTGTTTATATAGATAATAGAAGAGCAATTAGTCGTGCAAACGACCAGGTAGAAGACATCAAAATCGTAATCGAATTCTAATGGCACAGAACACCAATCTCAACGTCACTCCTTATTACGACGATTTCGATAAGGATAAGAACTTTTATAAAGTTCTGTTCCGTCCTGGATTCCCAATTCAGGCGAGAGAACTCACTACGATGCAAAGCATCATGCAGAATCAGGTAGAGAACGTTGGTTCTCACTTGTTCAAAGATGGTGCAATGGTCATCCCAGGTCAAGTAGGTTATGACCTGAATGTCGATGCTATCATGCTTCAAGAGTCGTTCCTTGGTGCTGATGTTGAATTATACAGAACTCAACTAGAAGGAAAGATTATTGAAGGTCTTACATCTGGAGTTAAAGCAAAGGTTCTGTTTAGTGTTTCTTCTTTAGAATCAGATAAGGGATATATTACTCTGTATATTAAGTATATTGAGTCTGGTGGAGAAGAGAATACAGACCAAACATTTAGTAACAATGAACAGTTAATTACTGATAAAGAAATTACTTTTGGTACAACTTTAATTGAGATTGGTTCTCCTTTTGCTCAACTTCTTCCTACAGGAGCCATTCAAACTGGTTCTGCTGCTTACGTACAGGCAGGAGTTTATTTTATTAGAGGATTCTTTGTAGATGTTCCATATCAGTATATTCTTCTTGATCAATATGGAACAACTCCTCAATATAGAGTTGGACTAGAAATTTTAGAATCTATTATCACTCCTGAAGATGACCTATCACTCAATGATAACGCTGCAGGCACATCTAACTATGCTGCTCCTGGTGCTCACAGATTCAGAATCACAACAAACTTAATCAAGAAATTACTTGATGATGAAGCAGATAAAGACTTTATTGAACTTCTGCGTATTAATGGAGATAAAATTGAAAAATTAGTTGACCGTAGTGCTTATGACGAGTTAGAAAAATCTTTAGCACTTAGGACTTTTGAGGAATCTGGTAATTACGTTGTAAATGATTTCCAAATTAGAATTAGAGAAAATTTGGATGATGGATTTAATAATGGTGTATACCAGTCTGGTCAAATTACTAGTGGTGGGCAAGCCGCTACTGAAAGTAACTACTCCATTGAATTTGGACCTGGTACTGGGTATGTTAGAGGTTATAGAATTAAAACTCTGTCGCCAACATATGTTGACTTACAGAAACCAAGAGATGTAGATGCTGCTCAAAACGTAATTATTCCATTTGAGTTGGGTAATTATTCTAATGTTCAAAACATTTATGGATTCCCAAATGTTTCTGGTTCTACAATTGCTAATGCATATCAAGTAGTAGAACTTAGAGATACTTTTACTGCAACTCCTGGTGTTTCTGCTGGTAACATCATTGGATATGCTCGTGTTTCTACAATGGAACATCTTGGAAATCCAGATGGAACTTTTGGTAATACTGATGACCAGTATCGTCTTGGATTATTTGATATTCAGATGATTACTGCATTACAACTTGATTCTAGTGTCAGCATAACACAAGGTTCACTTGTTGTTGGATTGACTTCTGGTGCTAGAGGTTATGTAGTTAACACTGTTACTACAAATAATGACATCTTACTTTATCAAGTTGAAGGTGCTTTTCTTGAAGGTGAAATGCTAACCGCTGATGGTCTCAATTTAGATTCCATTACACATGCATACGCATACAATTATTCTGATGTAAGACAGATTCTTTCTAGAGATGAAATCACATCTGCGGTCGAGTTTACATGTGATTTGATATTAGAAGATGGGCGTCAACTTCAGGGTCTTTCTTTTGCATATGATGCAACCGTAGGTGCTGAAAAAATTACAGGACTAAATACAAACCTTGCTGCCGATTTGAGAGCTGGAGATAGAATCTATTTCAGTGGCACCGAATTTGTAGACGTTGACAAGATTAACCCAGCAGATTTATCTGCATCAAATCTTGGGGATATTTTTGACTTCCCCAATCAAATTGTATATGTTACTCCTGGAACAACACCTCCATCAGCAGGAGACTATACTGCAGCCATTAGATATAGGTCAAAACTTTTTGAAGCACAAAAAGCAACCTTGCTTAAGCCTCTTCCTAAACCATATGTGAAGAGCATTTCTGATGAATCGATGATTGTTAGAAGAACTTTTGATAGTCAAACAGTTGCCTCCGATTCAGTTTCTATTACACTTCCAGAAAATGAACAGTTTGAAGCACTATCAAATGTGAACTATAGTTTTATTGTGATGGGAGGTACTAATGGATCTTATCCAATAGGTTCTGAGATTCCTATCAACACAACGGCATCTGGTGCTTTTGGATATACTACATTTACTTCTGGTGATAGAACAACCATTCAGATTGATAATCTGACAAATATCACCTCAATTAAGGTAACTGCGTCTATCTCTAAAAACGTAACTCAGAGAAAGACCAAATCTCCAAATAAAATGTTTGTCTTAAAAGTCAATAAGACAACCAAAGACTTGGATAAGTTAAATTACAATCTTGTATATTCTGACTTATATGGAACGAGAATCGAAGACCGTGAAATCTCGTTAGGACTTACAGATGCATTTAAGATTCATGCAATCTATGAATCCAATGATAATAATGA